CCATCGACACCTTCACCACCTATGGCGGCCCGGCCAACCAGATCAGCCTCGCCAACACCATCGGCCTGCCGCTCTATGCCCGCCAGTTGATGGACGAGAAGGATCGCTGGATCAACATCCTGACCGAGGCCTCGATCCTGCCGGTCAACAAGCGGCCCCGCACCGCGATCCGCCTGTTCATTTCCAACTGATCGGGGGCAGCCATGACCGCCTTCGCCACCGCCATGACCGCGATTTTTGCCGACCGCAACATGGCGGTGGATGCCCTCTGGCTTGCAAGCGGGGTCGGCCCGGGCGTCGCTGTCCGGGTCATCCGCAAATCGCCCGACGAGATCACGCCCTTCGGCGCTGGGCGGATTCTCACGGAAACCACCCGGCTGGATGCGCGCGTGGCCGACATGCCCACGCCCGCACCGGGCGATCTGATCAACATCGGGCTTGAGAGCTTCATCATCCAGGGAGAGCCGAAGCTCGACCGCGAACGCCTGATCTGGACGCTGGACATGAGGCCCGCATGAAAATCGACGTGAAAATCGCCCCTGACATCGTGGCGCTGATGCGCGCCGAAGTGGCGGCGGGCCAGAAGGCGGTCTCGCTCACGATGGCCCAAGCCGGTGCCAGCCTCAAATCCGCCTGGCGCACGCAGATCACCGGCGCAGGATTGGGCCAGCGGCTGGCAAACACCATCCGGTCACAGACCTATCCCAAGGGCCGCAACAGTCTGGATGCCGCCGCCCTCGTCTGGTCGAACGCGCCGGTGATCATCGGCGCACACGACACCGGGCCGCTGATCCGCTCGGGCAATGGCTTCTGGCTGGCTATCCCGCTGCCCGCCGCTGGCAAAGCACTGGGCGGCAAGCGCGTCACCCCGTCCATGTGGGAGCAAAAGACCGGCCTGCGCCTGCGGTTTGTCTATCGCCGCCGGGGACCGAGCCTCCTGGTGGCGGATGCGGTGCGGCTGAACACGCGCGGCCAAGCAGCCGTTTCCAAGTCAAAAACCGGGCGCGGTCAGATGACTGCACCGATCTTCCTGCTGGTACGACAGGTGAAACTGCCCAAGCGGCTGGATCTGGCGCGAGATGCCGAGCGGGCCTTGGATGGGATACCGACTTTGATCTTGGCGAATTGGGGTGAGGGATAGCCTGATCCGGATCCTCTATTCAGCGCATTTTTGGCAAAAAGGAGAAAAAAGTGCCAAAAGGGCTGTCATTCCAATGCCCCAAGAACCTCTGCGACGACGCCACGAAACCAACGATGCGCAGCTGTTGCCGTACTTCGCTTGTGCCACAGCATGCAAATATTGGCCGCGTTCATCGACATCGGCGCAATGTAGATTTCCAGACCAAGCCGGGGCGCCATGTGACTGGCGAGTTGCTCGGGAACAAGCGCCACCAGGTCACTGCCTGCCACGGCCATGCAGACGCCCGAGAATACCGGCATGGTCATGATGACCCGGCGTGTTCGCCCCACATGTGCCAATGCGGCATCGCCCATAGCCTTCAGGTTACCCTCTGGGGAAAATACCACATGTCCAAGATCGCAAAAGAGGTCCATCGGCACGACCGCGCCCGCAGGCACACCAGATCGTTTCAGCCGTGGATGGCCGCTGCGCGCAATCATGACGAAACGCGAATGGAACAAAGACTGATGCGCGCTCCATGGCGGGAAATCGGTTTTCGGAACCAGTGCCAGATCGACTCCTGTTCGCTCAAGAATGCCAACATAGCTGTCGGGGACCAGGTCCACCAACTGGACCTGCATGTGCGGCGCGCTGCGGGACATGATGTCTGCCAGTCGTGGCATCAGCATGATGGCAAAGAAATCAGATGCCCCGATCTTGAAGCTCTGGGCGACGTTCAAGGGATCGAAGTCGACGTGCTCCAACAGAAGTTTCTCAAGATCATCGAGGATGGTCTTGAGCGGCATCTCGAGATTTCGCGCGAAGTCGGTCGGCACGATCCTTTGGCCCTGACGAACGAACAAAGGATCATCAAGGGCCGCGCGCAGGCGACCGAGGGCAGCAGACACCGCTGACTGCGAAAGACCAATCCGTTCTGCTGCCCGCACCGTCGACTGTTCGGCAAGCAGGGCATTGAGGACTCGCAGCAGATTGAGGTCGAAGGCATGCAAATTCATGCGGTGAATATATACTATGCAAAACATTTGTTTCACTAATTTTCTTGCAGGCAGATTATGGGCTCAAGCCTGAGCAAAAAGGGATATTGCCATGAACCGGAGCACCCCCCAGGAACCGATCGAGTGGTTGGGAACCAGATACAGGATACTGCTGGCCGCCTCACAAACCGGCGCCCATCTGGGCATCTTCGAAAGCCTGGACCAGCCTGGATACGGACCGCCGCGCCACATCCACAAGGCCGAGGACGAGACCTTCTATGTTCTTTCCGGTGAGGTTGAGTTCTGGCTGGAGAACCGGACGACATTGCACGGTCCGGGTGACGTCGTGTTTATCGGCAGGGGGCGCGAGCACACGTTCCGCGTTGTCGGTGAAATGCCCGCGCGGATGCTCACGGTGATGACGCCGGGTGGTTTTGAGGGTTTCTTTTCCGAAATGGCGAAGGGGCGATACCGAATTCCGCAAGACATGCGAGAGATCGCGGCTATCGGGGCGAAGTATAACCTTGAGTTCACCGGCCCGCCACTGGGTCAGGATACGCACGCGCAATCATAAGGAGGACTTTTGATGCGGAAAGTGCCATTCATGTTCATTTTCACGGCATCGATCTATGTGTCGATCGGCATGGTCTGGGGTATCGTGATGTCCGCCACCGGGGATCATAGCCTTTTCCCCGCCCATGCACATTTGAATCTCGTGGGCTGGGTCACGATGGCGATCTTCGGCTTCTATTATCACCTGGTGCCTGCCGCCGCCGAGGCCAGGCTCGCGAAGATACACTTCGGAGTCGCCACTGCTGGTTTGCTGATTCTCGTTCCCGGCATCGTTATGGCGATTACTGAAAAAGGCGATGCGCTGGCCAAGGCCGGAGCAGTTCTGACACTGACATCGATGCTGATTTTCGTGTTCACGGTCTTTCGCACACGCAACTGATGGCTACCACGAAAGAATGCTTGCCCAGCCGAATTCCCAACTGCCACTTCTTCACTGAAGTCTGGTCTCGGCATGCGTCGGGTCCGCTGGCAATGGGTGCCATACTTCAACAAATCCGAATGTTTTTTAAATGCCCACCACCCGCGAAACCATCCTCGCCGCCCTGCACGCGCGGCTTCTTCCGCTTGCCGCCCTTATCCTGCGCGGCGACGTGCTGCCCGAGCGCATTCCGGCCACCGGTCTGATCATCCTGCGCGACGGCAAACCGGGCGAGCCGGAGGTCACCCTGTCACCGCTGAGCTATTTCTACGAGCACCGGGCCGAACTGGAGGTGGTGATTCAGGCTGGGACCGGGCGCGATGCGCTGTTTGATGCGCTGACAGCGTCCATCGGCACTGCGCTGGCCTCTGACCGCACGCTGGGCGGCCTTTGCGACTGGGTCGAGGCGGAAGCGCCCGAGCCGGTCGATCTGCCGATCGAAGGGGCTGCCGCGCTGAAGGCGGCGGTGATCATCGTGGTGCTGCACTATTCCACGGCTGATCCACTCAGCTGAATCCCCATGAAGAAAGGACACTGATATGGCACGTGCAACAGGCGCGCGGGCGCAGATGGCGCTGGCGTTCGAGACGGTTTACGGCACCCCGCCCGTGAGCGGCTACACCAAGATGCCGTTTGCCACGACCTCGCTGGGGTCGGAACAGCCGCTCCTGGACAGTGAACTGCTGGGCTATGGCCGCGATCCGCTGGCCCCGATCAAGGATGCGGTGACGGCCGATGGCGACGTGGTGGTGCCGATCGACGCCGAGGCGTTCGGGTTCTGGCTCAAGGCGGCGTTCGGCGATCCTGTCACCGCAGGCACGGTAGCGGCCACCGGGTCGATCACTTTCTCGGTGCAGCCCGCCGTCAATGGCACGGTGACGATCAACGGCACGGAGTTCACCTTCGTGGCCTCGGGTGCTGTCGGCAACCAGGTCAATATCGGGGCCACCCTCGCCGCCACCATGACGGCCCTCGCGGTGGCGCTGAATGCCAGCGTCATCACGGGCGTGGCGAAGGCGACCTACACCGGCACCGCTACTGCTCTGACAATGGTGCATGACGTGCTGGGCACCACCGGCAACAGCTTCACGCTGGCGGCTTCGACCTCGCCCGCATCGAACGGCACGGTGTCGGGCGCAACCCTGAGCGGCGGCGCAAACAGTCATACCTTCGAGTCGGGCAGTTGGACCCTGCCGTCGATGTCGATCGAGACCGGCATGCCCGAGGTGCCGCGCTATGCGATGTATTCCGGCTGCGTGCTCGACAAGCTCGCGTGGCAAGTGCAACGCTCGGGCTTGCTGACCGCCACCGCCAGCCTGGTTGCGCAAGACGAAACCGTGGCCAGCAGCACCGCCGCAGGCACCCTTGCCGCACTTGCGCTGCAGCGCTTCGGCCACTTCAACGGGGCGATCACCCGCGATGGGGCGGCGCTTGGCAACATCGTCTCGGCTGACGTCAATTATGCCAACAACCTCGACCGGATCGAGACCATCCGCTCTGATGGCCAGATCGACGGGGCTGATCCCGGCATGGCTTCGCTGACCGGCAAGATCGGGGTCCGCTTTGCCGACAGCACGCTGGTTGACCAGGCGATCAACGGCGATCCCGCCGAACTGGTGTTCAGTTACAGCCTCGATGCCAGCGCAAGTTTCACCTTCACCGCCCACGCGGTTTATCTGCCGGTCCCCCGGATCGAGATTTCCGGGCCGAAAGGCGTGCAGGCGACGTTCGACTGGCAAGCGGCGCTGGCCGTGAGCCCGGCGCGGATGTGCACCGCCGTCCTCGTCAACAGCATCGCGAGCTACGCATGATCCGGATCAATCTCTCCCCCGAGCCGCAATGGCTCGATCTTGGCCACGGCGTGCGGCTGCAGCTTTTGCCGCTGACCACCGCGCTGATGGTGGCCGCCCGATCGGACCCGGCGGTGCGTGCACTGGCGGCCGATGCCAGCAACGACGAAAGGGCGGCGGTGTTCGCCGGAGCCCTTGCCCGCCGCGCAATCATCGATTGGGATGGGGTGGGTGACGCGGACGGCAAGGTGATCGAGGTCAGCCCGGACGGCATCGACGCGCTCATGGCGCTGTATCCGATCTTCGAGGCCTTCAACCTGCTCTACTCTGCGCCCGGCCTGTTTCTGGACGCAGAAAAAAACGGCTTCGCGCCCTTGCCGACTGGTCCTTCGGCGGGGGCGACAGCTACTGCGAGGGCTGCGAGCCCTGCGAGGGCTGCGAAGGGGAGTGCCCCGATTGCCCGGCGCGACGGAACCAGCCGTTGAGCCATGACGGTTGGCAGGTCTGGGATCTGGTCGGCCGTCTGGGCGGCCAGTTGCGGGTGGCGGGTCGCGCCGTGCTGGGCTGGGACATGGGTGCGGCCTTGGCGCTGGGGCAGGCGCTCGGGATCAACCCGATGGTGGTGGCGGAACTGCTGCCCGAGATCGAGGCGGTGATGGTGCGCAAGATGAACGAACAGATCGGGGACGGCCGCGATGAGTGAAAATGCGAAGGATACGCTGGTGTTGGGGATGATGACGACCGGTACCTGCCGCACCGGGTTTGCCCTGTTCGATCAGGACGGACGCCTGGTGCCGGGTCAGTTGCAGGACAAGATCGTCGTGCAAGACGGACCCAAAGGATATCTGGCGGTCACGCAGACGTTCCGCGTCCCGATGAATATCACTATGCACGATGAGCATTCCAATGGCTGAAAAGCGCGTGAGTGTGCGGCTGGCGGCGGTCGGTGGCAAGCAGGTCCGGGCCGAGCTGGAAGGTGTGGGCGACGCCGGGGCCAAGGGCTTTGGGCGCATGTCCAGGGAAGCCGAAGCCG